AGCATTGCGGAATGTTCTGTCATTTTCAATTGTATCTACTTCTACAATATCCGCAGTACTTAAACAATTTTCAGGAACACATTTTTTTAACACAGCATCTATTGACCCACCACCCTCTAAAAACTTGGGTGCAGGGATAACAACACACGCTATTCCATTTTCCGCTTGATATACTATTCTTTTATCTTTATTAGCCATTATTGGTCTCCAAAGAATATTGCAGACTGAACTTCATTATCTACTGTTCCGCCAGTAGCAGTATTAAATACTATAAACCTACACGCCCCAACTGTGGGTAAGGTATCTTGGTCAACACAAGTACTCCCCCCAGTATTCGGTGTGGCATTATCAGTACTAGATGTTAAAGCTATCGCGTAGTTTATGTTTGCAAAATCCGTGTCAAAAGTAACAGTATATTGACCTGTACCATTGTCAGAAACTCCAGAAACATTAAAAGAGTCACGCACACTGGAAGCGACTGTTCCTGTGCCATCAAAATTAGCCCACGCTTTTGCTCTGCCTTCAGCTATCTGCGCAGTCGTTGAAGAATTAGCTGCCGATGTATCTTGAAGAGTTGTTACCTTTAATGTACTCATTATTTATTCCTTTGGGTATTGATCTTTAATTTTCTTAATATTTGCTGACCAACCAGAAATACCATTGTGATAAATATCATCTAATTGATCTTCAATTCGTGGATATGCTTTTCTTCTATCTTCCTTATGCCCCTCACTAGCTTCCCACTCAGCTTCAATGCTATCAACTAACTCTTGAGTTAACTCAGGTAGTGAATTAGGCCATTCTGTTATGACTCCACCTCTTGTTGATATACCACTAACATAATCATATTTCCAACCAAGTGCTTCAGGATTATTTGTAGTTATACTCATACTCTAATCTCCGATATTGTAATTGATGTAGCCAAACTACCGCCATAATAACCACCGCTACTAACACCATTGAGTGTATTTGTTCCTGATGTACTAGCACCAAATCTTAGTTTGAATGTTTTTTCGCTAGTTGTTCCAGCCGCCATCAAATGAGAAATAACAAGACATTCAGCCTCAGATGTTCCAGCGTGTGAAAAAGAAGATGCTAAAGCATCAGCAACTGAATCATGAAATATTGCAGCGGCTACATATTTTCCGCCAGGAGGACTTATAAAACAAATAGCCTGAACTAATAAGTTATTACTTGAATTGGTAGGAGTAATAGTACGAGTTAAACATTCTGTACCATCAGTATTTTGAGGAATACTTGTGTCATTAGGTATAGTGGTTGTACCAGTTGCCACATCTCCATCTTCAGCAAAAACAACCTGAACTAATCTTGCGTGTTCAAATGCTGCTGCACTATCCTGAATTGTTGTTACATTTAATGTTGACATATTATACCACCGTCCAAGTTTCGCCAGAACCTACTGTAACCGTATGCCCACTTGCGATTGTGAATGGACCTCCTGTTACTAGGTTCTTGCCATTAGTTACTGTGAAATTTCCTGCTGTTGTGATTGCATTTTCAGTCCCAACTACATTTCCTCCAGCATCTTCTAAACCACCTGCTGAACCAGTTACTCCCGTTCCATCAACCTTAGTATAGTTGACACATTGGACATCATTAGTTCCTGTACTAAAAAATTCTGCTACGTCACCTGCGGCTGTTGTTATATTAGCCTCACCTGGAAGGTCCAAATCAGTAGAATTATGTGTAAGTTGAAGTGCTGCATCAAATTGTAGAAAGAAATGCCTATCAGCAGCGACAACAAACGCTGCAATTGTACTTGTTCCTGTTACATCAAAATAATTACCAGCAGGAACTGTCGGACTACCTGATGCTATATCCGAACCTTTAGAAATAGTTGCTTTTGTTGCTACCGCAGTTACAATAGCATCTAATTCTTCATCTACCTCTGAACCTTTTATAAGTTTAGCGGCATCCCCAGTACTTAATGCGTCTTTTGCGCTAAAATCATGTTGTCGTGCGTAATCACCCATTATCTTGCCACCCTTCCAATTTTAATTAATAATTCAACTTGAGCTACTGCAACATTAAATCCATTAACACTTACATCAAATCCATATTGCATATTTTGTCCTGAGCCAGAAAGTTGTGCTGGTACAGTATCTACTGTTAGTGCGTCACCAGACCACTCTGCTAAACCCCACTCTGCGGTTCCCCATTGTGACCCCGTAGATACTAAATCTGTAGTTATTGCTGTGGCTGTTTGTCTAAAGTCTCTATTGACGTAGTCAAAAGCCCAAAAAAAGTTTATATCATAAGTTGACCCTTCGTTTACAGTCATCTTAATTTTTTTAGGTAGCTTATATAAACCCGCTGCCTGTGGGTCTACAAACCCAAAATCTAACCAGTTAGACCTGTATTTAAAGTTATATGCAGTTAGCGATACAGACCCACCAGATAATATACTGTCTTTATACCCAGAGTATTTTGAAAGATACCCATCTTTTGCAAAATAGAGTTCTCCATCTTTAGCTACAGCCAAACTCTGAGGTTCCATTTCTAACCACCTAGCAATTTTAGGTAAAGGAACATCTAATGTTTTAGGACTAGCTATTAAATCTTTAAAATCAAACATATAAATAGTAGACCCAACTAATAATAAATAGAATCCATCTACTTGTGAATATAAAGACCTAATTTTTGTTGCGTCTTTAGTTCCAATAAAGTCTAAAAGTTCTGTTCTTATATTTTTACTTAAATCCTGAGCTGGCATTTTCTCTAATTCAATAGTACGAGATAACGCTCGCAACCCATCTTCAGATAAAAATATAATATCAGAACCTATATTTTGTACACTATCTCTAGCAGTACACCCCATACCTACTACAGAATCAGCTAAAGATAATGATGTGGGAGCATTTGCACTATTAAAAATTACAATATTATCTTTACCAAATACTATTAATTGATTATTAAACGTTGCTATAGCTGCTATTTCATCTCTAGAAAAAGCAAAGTTAGCAACTAAATCTATAACTCCACCACCGTTTTCAGTATCCCATAACTTATCATTATTAAAAGCACTAAATCTAATAGTAGTTTTATCTTGGTCTACAGCCCATAATCTACCAAACGCAGATAATATAACATTTCCTTTTGGCATTTTAACTGTAGTCCATACCGCACTGTTATCTGTAACAGTAGCTCCCTCTGTTGCAGAGAAGGTAGGTTCAGAACCTGCTGATGTACCTGCTGTAGTACAAACAAAATATCTTTCTAATGTTGCAGAACCTACAGCTTTAACAGCATCTCCTTTTGCGTAAGCAGTACTTGCTGCCCAATTAGTATGTTGGCTATGTATTGTCTCAAAATTACCACTTCCATCCCAGTATATAGGAAATTGGGATTGGCTAACTCCTATAACTTTACTATTAAAATTAGCAAATTGCCAATTTGTATCGCTAAAACTAAGAGAACCCGTTTTCTCTACTAGAGCTGTAGTTCCAGCATATAGTTTTCCATTCGTATTATCTACAGTAATTATATGTGTAGTAGATGTATCTTCTATGTATTCAAAAGTTTGGTCTAAAGTTGGATTACCAGATATAGGAGTAGTAGTTACTTTTAACATTCCTTTTCTAGCTGCTATCCTTCCTAAGTCATCAAAGACAGCGTTATCTAAAAATAACGCCCACTCTGGACCAAGACCCAAGGAAGAACTTTGTGTATTCAGTCCTAATCTACCAGGCGATCTTATCTGTACTGGTAATAATTTTGTAGCCATCTTATACTACCTCAACATCGCCTTCGTTAGGATAAGACCTCCTATCCAATGCTATCGCTGTTTGTAAATGGAAACCATACTTTTGGGATATTTCATCCATAAGTTGTCCACCATCTTCACCTCGTTCTGATATACATAAGCCCCACGCTCCGTATATCATAGCTTGTCTGCCAAGACTTAAAGTTAATTTTTCATCGTCAGTTGACAAGTCTTTTTGTGGATTAACTACTTCTGCTTTTATAGTGTAAACACCATCTGGAGTAGCAAGTAATTCTACTTGTTTATATTCAGTAGCAGCATTTATACCTCTATCTCTATAATAGATAGGTATAGCATTAGACTGTGTTCCCACAAGAGTACTTTTATTATAGTAATCTTCAGTAACTTGTCTCATCCTAGAGTTCTGTGTAGAGTTCCACATAGAAAGTAATTTGGTTCTTACTGTTGTTAAAGGTAAAGAATACAAAGATGTACCTGATACCGTATCAAACTGAACAGTTTCTCTGAGTTGTCCCCAATTCCAAGCGTCTTCACACTCTTGCTTTACATCATTAAGGAAAGAAGCCACCATTGTAGCATAAGTACTTGATGCTATAGTAGAACTAGCACCAAGTTCTGGTTCTCTTAACCGCCTTAAAACTTCATTTACTAATTCTTTCCTAGTAGCCATTTATATACTATCCTCTTATTTTCTTATTGCTAAAGCAACTAATTGGTCTACTGTTCCTCCTCCTGGATACCTAATTTCATGTATATCACAAAATGCGGATAATGCACCAAGGGTTGCTTTATGCTCTAATATTTCATACTTACCCTGTTTTCCTAAAACAGTTAAAGCGTGAAGTGCGTCTACTTCTAGTACTTCTCCAGTTTCTTTATGTTTAACTTTAGCTCTACCTTCAGCTAAAGGCTTAGAAACGGGTTCTGCTTTAACAGCAGTGTGTTCTTTTTTTACTTGTGCTTTTGGCATTATTGCCTCCTACAGTTACCTTGTTTCAGGCTGTAATTAAATTTTATTTACTACCAAGCTGGTCGTGCTACTAATACTTTCATAACTCCAGCATTAAGAGCGTCTGCTGCAAACTCACCTTTATCTGCTTGTATATATAAACTTACAACATCAGCAGCAGTAACAGCAGCAGTAAGAACTGCTTGGTCTGAACCGTCACTAAGGTCTACACTACAAGAAACACCAACAACCATGTCTCCTAACTCTACGCCAGGAACTGCCATAGTAACAGTTAATGTATCATTAGCATCTATTGCGTCTTGGTCAGCCCAAGTTGCTTTTACAGTCCACATATCACTAGCAAAAAAACCTGTGAATTGCTTACGACCCCTACGTACTTCATTAAGGGTTAATGTATTCGCCATGATAAAATCCTCTATTTATAAATTATAAAAAATGGGAGCAGGGCGAACCATACTCCCGTTATATTACTCAGGTGATATAATACATACACCAGCATCGTCACGAAGCTCACCTACACCGTAGATTGTATCTGCGGTAAATAGGTCAGATAAGTACTCTTGCATATATTGACTTTGAGCGCGAACACCCATTTGCTCAACATACGCTATTGCTGAACGATGAAATAAGCAGTTAGCTCTATATCCCGTACTACCATCATCAGCATCAAAACTAGCTACGTTAGTAGATACGTATATTGGAACACCGTAAACATCACCGATATGACCATTACGAATAGTATTCGCAGGTCCACCTTCACCAACAAACGCTTGTTCAGTAAAACGAGAAAGACCCATTAGGCTTTTCTTTTCTACTGGAGCGATAACAAGATAACGTTCTGATAAAGGAACGTCTGCGTCATCTAGTGTTTGAATTACTTTGCGAAGACCAGCGTCAGCAATAGCAGTACCGTTACCAGTATTTGTATTTGCTGCGTCATTAAAAGCGGTTGTACCGTCAGAGCCAATGACTCCTGCGGTATAAGAGCTTCCATCTGCTGTAGCACCGTTTAAGGCTTCAAACAACCCATGTAAGTGAGTATCAACTTGTTTAGCTAATGCAAATCCAGCATCGTCAGTATAAAACTTACGATAACTATCAATTGCTTGAATTTCAGCCATGTCTTCAATTAAGCGAGAGTATTCAAAATGCTTGTCAATTGAAATATCTTTTTTGGTCGCTGTATCTGTGATAAGTGTTACTGCGTTAGCTCCTACACCTTTAGCAGATGCGCTACCACGAGCCTGCACAGGAATATGTACAGTATCACCTTTTTTGCCGTTGTGCATAATCTTTGTTACGAGATTAGCTACGACAAGGTTTGCTTTAAATGCGCCAATAATCTCGTCCGACCACATTTCAGGTATATAATTCGCCTGTGTAGTAATCGTTTGAGAATTGGCTGCTGAGAAAGCTGCCATTTTACTTCTCCTTTGTTGTTAAATTATCTATCTAACCCTACCAGTAGCATACGCATCTCTGATTTCTTCAGCCATTTCGTAA